CCGTCTTTAATTAAAATTCCATCAACAGAAGTGTTTGCCGATGGAGCAAGGAATGAACCAGATACTGTATATGTTAGACCAGCTACAACACCGTTATCTCTTTGCAGATAAGCTTGAGAATCTGCTGCTTTAACTGCCTTTAATACATTGTCTTTGGTTGTTCCAGCTGAATCACTTACTCCGTCTTGATTACCCGTTACGGTTGTAGTGGTTGTTGAGCTAAATCCATCTAGTCCTGCTGAAAAATCTGATTGGTATATAGTTACATCTTCATTTACAAAAGCCAACAAAGTTCCATCAGTAACCTCATCCGCAGTAAAGGACTTCAAGGCATCGTCAGAGCTACGACGAACCTGCGCTACGAACTTACCATCGGCACGGGCTACGGTGTCTCCAGTAGCCGCTAAGGTAGCCTGTCGTGTTCCTAGGCTACGAAGTGAGTAAGCCGCTTTAGCAATAAGGAAGTCACCTGTGCGTCCATCAGCCTCTAGTGCTTGAATGTCAAGTGGGAGGACTGTCTGAGTGTTTACCCAGTTCTTGAGTGTACCATTAGATACCTCCTTGGCTAAGAAGTCTCTCTCGTGGTTATCACTAGCACGACGAACACGAACTACCTTGTTGTTTCCTGCTTTGTCGTTGAGGTCACGTAGGCTGTAAGCCGCCGCCGCGCCTCCTACAACTTTACTTAGTAGTGGACGAGATTCCCCTTTACGATCTGAGAAACGGTTTACTGTGAGGGTTTCTGGGACAGAAGCAATGGTTACAATGCCTGTATTGGCAGGCTTCCAAGGTCTGGAATCTGTTTCAGAAACTAAGCCACTACCGAAAGTTGAGTAGGGGTTACCATCAGAATTATCGTAAACCAACCAGTGATAATTATACTGACTGTTTTGCTCGCGAACAATCTGACCATGACCCCCCTGTTGCGCCCAATCGAAGCCCGAACCACCACTAGTTAGGTTATATATACCACTAAGGTCAGCGTGTCCCGCAACGGTTACTTGGATTGAGGTAGCGCCATCACTCAATGGAGTGGTAGCAGTCATAGTTCCTCCACCACTATCGGCTGTGCGGTTTACTGTGAGGGTTTCTGTGGATGCGATGCCAGTGATTGTTATAGAGCTTGGAATAACAGCCTTCCAAGGTCTATCGGTGAAACCAGCCCCAGTATTAAGAAGTATCTGTGGGTCGGAATCACCGTCTTGAAGTAAATACTCGTATCCGTCTGTCTCATTAAAACCACTAGCGCTAATACTTGCAACGCCTCCTTGTTGATTCCAAGTGGCTCCTGCTACGGTGGTTCCTGTATATATACCACTAATGTCAGCATGTCCCGCCACGGTTACTTGGATTGAGGTAGTATCGTCTGTAAGAGGGACTGTGCCTGACGTTTTACTCAGAGTAGTTACACCTGCAAGGATGTCTCTGTTGACACCTAGTGTTGAGGTGACCCCGTCTTTAACTACCGTAAGGACTTTCTGTGGCATGAACTTAGTAATTTATACTTGCGCCTGTTCCGCCACTATTCATAGAAACGGAAGGACGACGAATGGTTAATTTACTTGTTCCACTCTTCTTGTTGCTTTCGCGTTTAGCCTTAAGGCTGGTGTCCACTACCTTTTTAGCAGTCTGCACGGGAGGTGGAGGAGGTGGAGGAGGTGGAGTAGGTTTTTCGATTTTAGGTTTTGAACACATAATTAGTTGGTGGTTGATAGGGTTTCGTTTTGTTGTTTATATTTATCTTGTAAAAAGCGAACAACCGCGCGTTGCCCTAAATAATAAACGAGAGCCTCTTGAGTTACAGCGTGGCTAAAGTCATCCCTAAGTGGGAAAACTTCATTTAAATAGTCGACGACGGCTTTTGGTATTACAGCTTCTTTCATATTAGTCCCTTGTTAAATCATTGAGTTCTTTAGGTAGTTTATTTTGTTTAATCCATTCTAGTGTCTGAACGAGACACATAGCGTTCCATATAACAGCACCGCCGTGGTCTTCAAGCTCGTCTTCTTCCATTAATTGCCAAAGATGGCGATACAGGCTGTCGACGTATCTGGAGGCAGGTATACCCTTTTTCCAGTTATCTCTTCCATACTTGTTAGCCCCGTCCTCAAACCGCCTTGCTACTTTTCTAAGCGCGTCTATTGGAATCAAACTAGGCATACCTTTACCGACCATTGCGTCTCGGACTGCGCCCGTGTTAAACTCTGAGCGTTCCCCAGAGTCTGGTAGTTTTACTTGTTTTTGGTTTCTGGTGTCCATAGTGCTTTTATCTTGTGGTTTTTGATGTCGTAGTCGTCTGCTCTTAAAATATAAGCTAGACGCGCATTAAGAAGGGCTTCGTCTTCAGTCATACCTTTAGACTCATATATCTCTACTACAGTCTTCCAAGACGCCCCTTTCTTTGTAAGGAGTTTATCCGCTGTCTTTGGTCCGATACCTTTAACTCCAGCATAGCCATCGGTGGTATCCCCAGTAAGAGTCTGTAGCAGGTGATTGTAATTAGCCTCGTCTACGTCTCTCTCGGTAAGCTCATCCTTCATGAAGTTATACCAACGACACGGAAGCGTAGCAAAGTCTTTATCTCCAGAAACGGCAATACAACTATCATCACTTGTGCATAAAATACCAACCGCATCGTCAGCCTCGACATTAGGAAATCGGACACCATTGAACTTATCAAAGATGTCTTGAACTAAATAACGATAACCCAAGGGCTTTCGCTTGTTAGCTCTGTTAGCTTTATAGGTGTTACATATCTCGTGTCTGAAGTTCTTAGAGGGGCTGAACACCATCTTGTATTGAGTGGTGTTTAGTTTACGTAGTATAGCCTCTAGTGCTGTAGCTACCTTGTCTCTAGCTTCATTCATATCTAAGTGCAAAGTGAAGACTTCGTCGTCCCACTTGATCTCGCGTTCAGAACCTGAGGCGGCTCTATATACGATCATATCTCCATCAATAATTGCTGTATCCATTAGTGTGTTTCCTTCCAGTTATTTCCTATTTTATATTCTCCATCAAGTGGGCACTTAAAGTTAAGTACTTTTCCAGCTTTGGCAATAGCACTTACAAACTGCCCACCAAGCTCATCGGCGTGTTCCTTTAAACAACTAAACTGAACCTCGTCGTGTACGTTAGCGTGCATCTCATAAGGCTTAGTGGCTGTATCTATAAACTCTATTAGAGCCTGTTTCATGATAACAGCACCTGCCGATTGAAGAAGAAGATTGAGTGCGGAGTGAGAGGAACGACAAGGTAAGGGACGTCCGTCTAATCCTCTGAGTGTTCCCCTTGTTGAGACAGCCTCAGCCACAGCGGTGGTCAGTCTCTTAATAGCAGGTGTCTTAGACATAAAGGATTCCTTTAGTCGCTTACCTTCTTTATTAGAACCTTCTACAATCTCACCAATCTTGGCATCACCTGCGCCATACAAAAAGGCATATATGAAAGTCTTAGCTTGGTCGCGTGTCTGTAGACCTGCGGCTTTCTGGTTAGCTGTGTGGATATCACCTGTTAGTATCTCCTTGGCGTAAGCCCCGTTGTCATATGGGAACAGATAACCTGCCAGAGCGCGAAGCTCCAGACCAGAGGCATCACAGCCCACAAGGACTTTGCCTTCTGGTGCTTTAAAAAGCTCACGACACTCGGAGCCGTAGGGTGCTCTTACAGCAGGAACTTGAGCCACGTTAGGGTTGCGGTGACTACATCTACCAGAGACTGTTCCATTAGTCATAACAGATCCGTGTATGCGTGCGCCCTTCTCTAGCTTGAGCCAAGCTTGCTTTCCTTCTGCGAGTTGTCCCAAGCGTTTTGATACAAGGAGATACTCAAGAAGCAAAGAAGCCTCTGGTGTTCCTATAGACTTAAGGACGCCCTCATTAATGGCGGGACGCTTACCTTCATACGCCTGTGGTTTCCATCCACGCTTAATTAACCTCTCGGCTATCTGGTCACGCGAAGCTGGATTAAAGGGTATTGTCTTGGTTTTGTGTTTACCTTTTACGATGTCCTCGTCTTTGTATCCCGCAGACAGAGCCGTCTTTTTTGTAGACCACTCTTTGCCGTCTGGAGTATCCCAGAGTTGAGACTTCATCTGTAGGATGGTAGGCTCAAATATTTCCTCTAGTTCTGTCTTAAGTTCTACGCGACGCACGATCAGCAACTGCGCTAGGTCTTCAGCCTTATCAACATCAAAAGGGAAACCATTCCACTCTTGACTACGCATAGCTCTAGCGAACTTATGCTCAAGGTCTAACATCTGTTGGCTAGGTTCTTTTGCGATAAGGTAATCATAGAGTGCTTTAGTGACAACGACGTCTTGGACGCAGTAGTCTTCCATCTCTTGTGACCACTGAGACCAATCCGTAGTATCACCAAAGTCGTCCTTTGCTACACCGATCCGTTTACCCCAAGCCTTTAAGCTGTGAAAACCAATGATGCTTCTATCTCGACCCGCACGTAAGTCCTCGACCTTGATGTCTGGATACATACAGCGAGTCATAACAATGGTATCACACACGTTGGTATGATAAAACCCAAACAGCTTACGAAGCGCAGGGTAATCAAAGTTAATAGCATTGTGACCTATAATAGTATCAGCCCGCTTTAGATGATTAAGTCCTTCCTCAATAGTGTCGGCTCTGTATCTAAATACATTATCATCTTCGTCGATGACGACCATGCAATGCAAATCATGTAGGTCGCTGTGTCGAGTCCAGTCAGACAACCCATTAGTTTCTATATCAAAAAATAATGTAGTCATCTTAAAAGGGGTTGTCGATTTCTAATGAAGTCTCGTTAAGAGCACCTGTCTCAGTATCATAACGCAAGGCTGTAGCAACACCCGTCTCACCACTGAAGCGGTTCTTTAAAACGCGCACCACTGTCTGGTTAGCATTTTCTGGGTCTTGTTGGTTACGCTCTAATCCAATAACCATATCACTTAACTGAGCAATACTAGCAGACCCACGGAGTTGAGCAAGGCTTGTAGTTGCCCCGTCCTCGTGTCCCTTGCCTTCTGGTCGTTTCAAATGACTAATTAGAATCATTCCAATTTTAGTTTCTTCCACAAGACTGCGGAGTTTTGTCATTGTGTTGTCAATCATGCGTCGCTCGTCTCCATCTCCTAGACCAGAGACAACGATACTGAGGTGATCAAGAACGACGTATTCGACGTCCATACACTTAGCCATGTAACGCACACGCCCAAGTAAGTTATCACTCTGGATTGATCCCCAATGGTCAT